TGTGTTCCTGCTCTACGCTTTAACCCTCCCTGTGGGACGATAAGCACATTCTCAGCAGTTTCCATGCCTTGATAGTATTGGTCAAGATCAACACGACCTTTAAGTAAAGGAGATAGTTCTCCGCTAACGAAAGAACTTTGCAGGAATTTAGATTTAGCCATTAATGCCTCACATTAATAAATGGTTGGCTTCTCATTGGCTCGGTAGGATATTGTTGTGAGTCAGTGTAACGCGCCATACGAGATGCGTTCACATACTTGTTTGCATTGATCTCAGCAGATGCCGCACTGTCTCTTATAGACGGAGCAAAGTCCATTGCTAAAGCATACTCTATCATCTTAGCAAAGTAGACAGGCCATTCGCTTTCAGCAACATTCGCTGTGTAATCAATGTATAAAGGGCCAGATGTATTAGTGTACACCTTGTCCCCATAGATTCTGTATCGTACTGCTGGGTCTAACTTAATTACGTTAATCAAGTCAGCAGGCAACTGGTACATATTTTGGTATTCAGTTCCTACAGGAGTTTCAGCAGTCATTGCTAGTTGTGCTGTACGTCTGGAAAATCCCCATCGGTACTTAGACATTTCAGACTGTACGATGTTGTCATATAGGTTATTAGCAACTGTCTCTGCTCTGCTATTACCGCTTAATGACGTAACTGGCAGATCGCCAATTAATATCAAGGCGTTAGAAATTAACTTAATCTTTTCTGCCATACTAACCTCTTTAAGAAAGGGGGCCGAAGCCCCCAGACGTTTTGCTTTATTACTTACGCTGTGATTGTAGTACCAGCGGCCGCAGTAATGCTTGTAGCGGTTTGAGTCTTAATGTAAGTAATGGTTACTACTGGAGCAGTTGCGGTGGTAGTATCTTTACAGATAATCATATCACCAATATTAAACTCATTGATAGCGTCAAGAAAATAATCTGCGTTATCAACTACTGTTTTAGCATCAGTAGAAGTATACTGCCAAGTGCTTCCACCTGTTCCTGAACCGCCAATGCGGCATAAGCCTGATCTTGCAAAAGCCATGATATTTCCCCTTATACGTTATCTTTGTATTCAACTTTAACGACACCGTCTGCATCACGAACAACAGATCCAGCTTTCAAACAGCCGTTGCTTAACCATGAAGTACGATCTGCAATCCAATCAACAGAAGTCTTCATGTCCATGCCAATAGCAAGTCCAATAGCGTCACGCGAAAAGAAGAATGAGTCAACAGTGTTACCTGCAACAGTTAAACCGCCTTCAGAACGATCATCAAGAACAACGATGTTAAAACCTTGCAAAGTGTTAATGTCACCACTTACAAGAGCTTTTACGTTTTGATAATCAGAAGAAGTAGCTTTCTCATCCTTAAGAAGTCCACCAAGTCCAGCACTGTTGATTGCACCAGTAAGACCTGAATTTGGAACACCTTTAGCTCGCAAGTTAACGTGAGCATCAATAAGCTTTGCCATAGTAAGTCCTGCGCCACCATGTGCAATAGTAGAGCCACTGCTTGCATTGAAAGCGTCAATTACTAGTTGGTCAGAACGACGACCCAAAGCGCCAGCGATAGTGCTTGCTAGTTCTTGCTTCTCATCGAAGTTGACTTCAGTTGCGTCAAAAATGTCAGTGTACTCTGGAGCATTCCAGTTTTGCAAAGTAGCGATAGCGAAATCATAACTTACGTCCATAGGAGTGACTAGATCAGAAGTAGACTTCTGGTTAGCTAGACCTTTACCCATGTTACGGAATTTATAAGTGTCACCAACTACATTGTTACGAACAGTTACGTAAGGCTTCAATAGCCCTTTTGTTGCATAAGCGTGTTTTACCATGCTATCGAATTCAATCGACGCTACGGCAGATAGATTCTTACTCATAATAGTTTCCTCGAAAAAGAGTAATTAAAAAAGTTTTTCAAGGTTTTTGCTGAGTACCCAGTAAAAATGGTCAGCATTCAACCTAAATTTACTGGGCCTTTGGGAAAAGGGTATCCAGTGTACTGATTATACACCTTTTACCCTATATTAATCAATTACCTGAACCGCCCCACGCTTGCATCATTCTTTGAATCTTGCGCTCGTGTTCTATATTTGTACTTCTTAATAGGTTTCCTTGCTCGTCTTTCTTAAACATTTCTGTCTCGATAGCTTCCCAAGATAGACCTTGAGGGTTATGACCTCCCTCCATTGGCAGTTTAGCAGGAGCAGTAGCCTGTACTAGCATTTCAACAAGTGCAATAGTATCTGCGCTAGTTACTAAGTCTCTTGCTTGCTCGTAAGTTTCTGGATCAAGGTTGTTTTTCATAAACCCTTCTACAGTCTTAATTCTTTCCTGAGCATTCTCTCCTAACTTCTCTAGCTCGTGTTCTTGATTAACCTCTTCTGCGGCATAATCTTGAGCAGACAATAGTTCCCATGCTTCCCCAAACGCATCAGCACCCATGTTAGTTTTAGTAGCAAATGCCTCTAACTCTTGATACAAAGCATCATCACTCTCAATGCCTTCAGGGGGTGTGTAACCGTCTTTAGGAGTTCCTTTAAATCCACCGAACTTCTTTGATAACTCAGAATATCCTTTAGCTTGATCTGCTACAGACTTATATTTTGTATCTAGCCATTCGGGTACTTCACCAGTTCCTTTGATACCATCGGTTAAAAAATACTCACCTTCTGCAAGTTCTGGTGTAGCACTGTCTAACAAGGTATCGCTTTGTACAGCGGCTTGTTCTTCTGACATAACTTAGTCCTTATTTGATTTCAGCTTGTTTCATCTGATTGATTAAAAACTTAATTACCCCACCCTCACCATTGTGGTAAGCGGCTTCATAATTAATATTTTCTGAACCAAAAGAAGTGTCGTTCTCATAGACAAACCTTTTGGTCAGGTCTGCTAAGATACGCGCTCCATCATCAGTTGTAAAGACTCTGTGATATGCCTTAGCTAAGTCGTTAGCATTACGCTTACGTATTTCTGCTTGTTTTTTAGCAACTTCTGAATCAGCAAGTTGATCAATATTTGACCAACTCATTGAACAGGCATCGGTGGTTGTGATGTCTTCATACCAGCTTGTGCGGCTTCTGCCCCAGCCTGAATAACCTGTGCTTTCTCAGTAGGCGTTCTTACTAATTCAGCAGGCATTCCAGTCTTAGACGCTACCCATGTTCCAAAGTCTTCTTGCTTGAATCCAATCTTAGCTTGATCAGGGCCAGCATTCTGTAAGACAAACTGTACTGCTTGTTGGACATTAATAATATCTTCAGCATCTTGCGCTTTAGCTAGAGGTGATAAGAACTTAATCTCAATGTCACGCCCATCTAACTTCAAAGGCTGTAGTATTCCCCTACGTGTAAGGATGTGGACAACACGCTTGAGGATAGGAACAAGAACTTCTGTTTGTAATCGACCAAACGCACTACCTATTCTCTTAGCTAACTCTCTTGACTCTATGGCTACTTCTGTCGCAGAACGCACAGCACCAGTAGGATCGCGCAGATCGTTAAACAAAGCACGTTTGATTGCAGTCTGTAGCTCCTGCATTTCAAATTGCGCCAATGCTAGGTTAGCACCAGTGTCTAATCTCTGAATAGAAGGGTTAGATGAGTTGTTAGAACCAACTGGAATAACAACCCCTGGGCTTATAACTATATTGTAGGGGTTAGTCACGCCATCATCTGTAGCTGTATACATACCTGACAGGTCGATAGCGGCTTTCTGTAGTACAAATTCTTTTACTTTGTTTAGTGATCGTACATCAGGTAGTGCTTGTACAGCAGGGCCACGACCGCGTATCTCACCAGAGACTTTAGAGTAACGACCAGTTACCCAAGGGCTTGAGTCACCAAAGTCTTCTTTCCAGCTTATACGGTCTTCACCTTTGACCCATACACAGCCATAGTATTTCTCAGACTTAGGCATATACACAACGCCTTCACTCAGCTCTACCTCTGCATCGGGCTGATTGTCTATCAAATTTTGTACATTTTCTGAGGGCTTAAAGCCTCTCCACTGTCTTTTAAGGTTACGCGCCTTAACATTAAACCTACGCCAGTGTGTCTCAATAGAACCATACGGCCCCTCTTCAAACGCAATACCTTTCTGTGGGATAGCGTTAAACACTAATGGCATATTCGTGTTGTCAGTCTCATCAATACGTAACGTACCTGTACCAACTAAGAGATCAAGAGCGTGCTCATAGAACTGTGTAGCAAAGTTAGAACGGTTAATAAAATCAAAGACAATATCTGCTTGGTCTTCTAAGTTTTTCCTTATGTCTTCTTCAGAGACATCAAACTCACCAGTCTCTAACTGCTTAACAACACTTAAGGATGGCGCAAAGGTTGCCCAGTTACTCCAGATAGGAGCAATGTTTTCTTGTAGCTTACTTGCCCCCTGTTGGATAGCTTCAATAGCAGTAGAGTCAAAGATACGATCCATTTTCTTTGAGCCAGCAGAGGTAGAGTCAAACAAGTTTCTGTTAGGAAGAAAGTATTCATAGGTATCATCTAATATCTCATGCCATGAGGCCATCTTGTTAAACGCTATAGACTCTCTTGTTTTTAAATCTTCTAATGATCCTAATTCTTTTGGCAGTTTCATTTATCTAGGCGCCTTTTTTATAGAAGTGTTAGTTGCAGTATATCCTGCACCAGAGCGTAACCCAGAGCTTCCTGCGCTACCGCCTCCGAAGATACCAGCCCCAGCCCCAGTAAATCCTCTTGTTACACCTGATTGCCCACTAGCACTGCCAGCTTTTGCTAACAAAGACTTAGACCCTAACTTACCGCGAGCCAAAGCTTTTAACCTTTTTTCACTTTCTTCCATCTCTTCATCGAGCATTCTACTTTGTCTTTCTACTACAGCTTTCTCTTGTGCCGTAGGTTCTGGTGTTTTAGGCCGCTTCATGGTGACTCCTTAGATGCTTTAATAATTGATATGGCGTTAGAATGAAAGGATTGTTAATACCTAATATTTGTTTAGTATGACCTACACAAGTATTCAGCATAAATAATGATCTTCTGCATTCTCTGGGTATATAACTTTTCATTATATATTTACCCTCGATTATACTCTTTTGGTCTATTACAGTAAATAAATCGACGTTTTTGACTGATTTTCCGTAAATAATGAAAGAATTGGGCGTAGGTTTGACGATATAACAGTGCCTAATGCCTTTTTTTAAGAATTTTGACCACCATCTTTGCTGATCGTCCTCAAAAATTACATAAACTTTAGAAGACATTTACTTTAACTTTTGCCGTATGAGTCTTAGAAAACGTATCTGTACGTCTTAATGCGGCACGACCCTCGCCTTCACCTTGTAATGCGTACTCCAAAGCCTCAACAGGGTGGGAATATTCGTTCTTATCAGGCTCATCAGTGTATCTTTCCCCTGTAGTCTGGACTCTACGGTAGCAGAAACCCCCTTGTAAACCTTTACGGATCATAGATGCTTTAGGTAGGACAAGGAATCTAGGCTTACCATCCATGCACATTTCTTTCATAGGGACTTCTAGCGCGGCTCTACGCTTCATAGGATCATTAGACGCAGTAGGTTGACAGGGTATACCTGCGGCTCGCATGATTTGGAAAGGTGTTTCAGAGTTAGACTGGTTTTTATTGTTACCAGAGGGATCGCCCCATCCTTTAAACGTGTGATTAGGGTAGACTTCTTCGATGTATCTTTTAAGACTAGGAGCAAAGTCAACAGCACCAGAGTCAGTTAACACGACTTCATCAAAGCATACCCATCTTCCAATGGCGGTTCTCTGCATAAACGCACAGGCTGGTGTACGTCCAAAGTCAAAGCCAAGGATAATAGGTTGGTCTTTAGTAGGCTCAAACTCCATGTGCTGACAGTGTACTGAATCAGTATACATAGGATGGACAGGTTTACCGTTAGACACAAAGCCGTATTCATTGGCTAGATTAACTTTAATCCAATCATCTGTCTTCCCCTGTAGTCCTCTTTTATAATATCCATCAGGAAGGTTAGTAAGGTTTTCCGCTTTTTCATTAATGATCCAACTCTCACCGTCTTTTAAAACCCCTCCTTGTTGTCTGTAGAATGCCCAGTCATCAGGTCGTTCTATCTCTGCTAGTTTAAAATACCAATGGTCTTCATCAGGGGCGTTACTATCTCCTATGATTCCATGATGTGTAGGACGCGCACCTTCCTTGTTAGAAGGATATCTACCATGTCTAAGGTCTAACATATCTAAAACAGCCTTAGCGTGTTCCTTAGTCTCGTTTAACCACACCCATGTAGTCTGTATACCTCTAGCTTTCTTAACGTGTTCAGGGCGGTCGAACGCAATAAAGACAACATCACACTCTACTCTCGTACCATCATCTAGTTTAAATCGTATAAAGTGTGTAGGGGGTTCCTTGTTACCTTGTTTGAAGTCACCTAACTCCCCATGTATCTCCAACCAGTCTTTAATCGTAGTAGAGAACAGTTCAGAATACGTGTTACGTGCGGCAATGACACGAGAGAGGCGTACACCATAGTTCTTATGTTTCTTATCTTTAACAGGCTCTTGTTCACACATAAGGTCAAACAGTTTTAGAATACACTGGACTGTCTTACCAGAACCTAATGGCCCCATGATAAAGGAGTTTCTTGCACGGCAATCATTGAAATCTTGCAGGACTTGTCCCTGCGGCATTAAATTGTATTCAATTCTCATCTTGACCAGTCTATCTTATCGTAATTAGACTTAAATACTTCTCGACTACTTGCTGTAGACTTACGAGCATAGCTACCCTTACCACCATTGTATTCAGGGAAGTGTCTATCTCTTGTTTCTTTGTCTAACTTATGGATTATGTTTGTGCCTTTCTTTGCCATTTACCACCTACCGCATATACACGTTTCTTCTAAACAAACACACTCACTAAACATCTTCTCATCTAACACATACAGAACTTCTTTCATCGCGTATAAGTCTTTATCAATTAAAGCCGTACAAAAAGCTTCAATCAATTCGTAATCAGCATCACTCACAGGTTCATCCGTATTAAGACTTATCATTTAATTATCATCCCTTAACCAATCCTTCATTACAAGTGTTTTTGCTAATTCAAGATAAAACACCTCAGATTCACTTGTAAGCGTACTTCCTACCTCAACCCCTAGGTCGCCTATAGAAATAAAAATAAAGTCCTTAGAACGCTTTATATGAGCTTCTAGGAGGTCTTCTACGTCAGGTCTGATCTTATGAATCGTCATAATTTTTTTTTGGGAGGGATATATATATACACATAACGCGCGCCTTCGGAGGGGGGGGTACCCATCCCTAGTCCTTGTCGTTTGCTCCACCGTCATACTTCTTGCGTTGTATGCTGACTGTGAGTCCTGTGTCCCCTGTACTGTGCTCTATGGCTTTGAGTTTTGGAGCAACATACTCTGCTATTTTTAGCCATGACGCTATAGAGTCGCGCTGATTGGCCACAGTGGGGTCTTCCTGTGCCAACTGGTCGAGTGTGTGGGCTTGCTCTGCCGCCTTCATGATGGGGTCAAAGTCTTTACCGTACATATCCTTTAGTCTATTCAGTAAGAATGCTTTGTTCTTGCCTAATGCTCCTTTGGGACGTGCCATATCGTTTGATCCTCTATATTATTTATTCCTACACCATTGATTCAATTGATCATTTTTTAACCAGATTGATCATTATTTAACCAATTATACCCTATTTGGCCCTTTTATATGAATAAAAGTGAGTTTAATCTCTATCCTTATAAGAATTCGATCTAAAAAACGATGCATACATTATTGACAGTTGTTAATATATAGATAAAATAGATGCCACACACAGAGGAGTAATACAACATGACAAACTGGATAGGCATTGAAGACT